GCTTATGCCAAAGCTCATGGAAAGAAAGTAGAATATGATACCTGTCGTTATATTCCCTGGGATTTTGGAACGGGTAAGCCTTTGGCAGGTGGTCAAGAGATGTCTTTAGATGAATATATTGATTATGTTGGAGTAACAATGGTTCAAATGGCCGCAATTAATGAAGCTAAACAAACTAATGAAGCTGAGAGTAGGGAAGAGCTTATAGCTAAACGTCTTGAGGAACTTCGAATTAATAAAGAGCGAATTCAAGATGAGTTCCAAGCTGGTAATCATGAAACTCTAGAGGATTCCGATTATTCTTGCCCATCGGATTCAGATAGTGTTACAACCTATGGCGAAGATGCTTTAGAGGCTCTAGATTTTGCACCTGTTTTTATAAGAAATAAAATGTTTTTTGATGAGATCGAAAATCGTTATCGTCCATTTACACACGAAGAGGTGGTAAAAAGAGTAGAGAATCGTTTCGATGATCAATTTGCTACAAAAGAAGAGAGAGCTGCTTTCCTTACTGATATTGATGAAGAATATGGTATACATGATTATGTTAAAGGATATTATAAGTCTTGTATGGCAAAAAGAACTCGATTGACTATCGGACAAGATTATAAAATTTATTTTCTTAATGATCACACTAATCCAATACATACAGTATTGAATATGTTAGCATTAGAAGATATTTATGGCTTTCTTCGATTCAATTTAACCGATCGTGCATTCATGCAATTGGCTTTAGCTCGCATGGAATGTCATAGTATGTATGCTGCGGTAGCGGCGTGGACGCAAATTAAAATAAGGCAACTTAATGAAGGACTACGTAATTGTGTAGAGAATACTAAATTATTTTTCACGAATCATCCGGTTATTGGCTGCATAATTCGTTATGTAGTTGGTCTTTCGGTTGGTTTAGGAATTACCTATGGTATTATGCAATTAGTCACCAAATTTATTGGTTATTTTATTGGCGATATTAAAAGCGATAATGATTGTAATGTCGTTTCAGAGAGTGTTTCTGGAGTAGAGAAACATGATGAAATTTGTGAGAAAACCTTAGAGGTTAAGGAGGAAAAGATTATTAGCACTCACCAAAGTGGTGAATCTGATAAGAATGATGATGCTTTTATTCATGCACGTCTAGACAACGCATGGGTTGCATATATGAAGCGAACCGTGATTATTGATGGAGTTGCTTCGGTATATACTAATAAATTGTCGACTGTCATATTTCTTGGAGGTAGAATAGCCAAAATTCATTGGCATTCATGGCTTCTTAAGGAGATGTATGATAAGATGCCCAACACTACTGATGTACAATTTGGATTGTCTTCTTATCGAAATAATGGATCCCGATGCCAATATTGGTACGATGCTAAAACTATTAAATTAATCGATTTGGTTAGAGAAAGGGATGAAGCTATAATTGAAATTCCAATTTTAAATAAGAAAGAGAATATCATAAAATATTTTCCATCTAAGAGAGATAAGGATTTTATTAAATTCATGCATGATCCATCCAATCGAATCGATATAAAGCTCATCACTAAAGGTGATATAGTTAATAGTCATGAGACCAGGATGAGTTATATTGGCAGCGGAATTGAATACTCAATTAATCAAAACATGATTGATTTAGTTACCAATAGAAGATATCAACTAGCAGACCTAGGTCTTGAAACCGGTTTTGTTCGCCATGAACATAGTTGGGCTCTGGATATTCCAACGCGATCTGGTGATTGTGGATCTCTGGGATTTCTAATTTCACGTGAGCGTTTAAGATTTTGTAAAAATAACCCGAGAATGCAGCAACCTGTGATTGTTTATAGTCATCATAGTTTGCATCAATCACGTTATGGAGCAGGTAGCATGTGTTATTATGAGGATTATGAGAAGTATCTTCCTTTAATGAACGCTAAGTTGGCTCCAAGTGATGCTGTAAGTGATATGCTAACGAGAACCGTTAAACAATGTGCCCAGGCTTTAGATATTAAAACGAATGAAATTACAGTTGATGTTCTAAAACCTCCTAATACGCCTTTCGAGGATCATCATTTGTTTGTAGGATGTCTTGAGTCAACTAATCGCAACGTTAAAAGTGCGATAAGTAAGAGTGTGATGTATGGAGTCAATGTACGAACCCGTACCCCTGTTAAGTTATATGATGTTAATGGAGTTAATTTATTACAGAAAACTAGAGAGCATTGTGGGTCTAACGTAGATATTGTCTTACCAACTGCAAATTTTGCCGAGCTATCTGATTTTGTCATTAGTAAAATAATGACAGAATCCACTGTAGAGGTGAACCCGCGTTTATTGACTTATGAAGAAACAATCTTAGGTGCACCTGATGTTTTCTTAGCTTCGACGAGTATGAAAACATCACCCGGTTTTTCTCTTAATTATGTTAAAAAGGCGTTGAACTTGAAAGGAAAAGGAAAACACTGGATTTTTGGACCAGAAGATGAACCTGATTTGACTACTCCTCTTGCTCAGGCTGTTAAGATCTTATTTGAACAGGCAGAAAAGGATTTAATCGATGGAAAAGGTTTCTGTAATATTTTTGGTGACAATTTGAAAGATGAACTACGTCCTCCCGGAAAGGATCCACGCTTGTTTTGCGCTGGCGATTTGATTTGTCTATTGTTATGCAAGAAATATATGGGTTCTTTTGCTGGTTGGATATATGCAAATCGTATCCGAAACGGTATAGCTATAGGAGTTAACCCAACTTCAACGGAATGGGATGATTTGTATTATCGATTATCCTCTGTGGATTCTGAAAAATGTAAAGCGATTTTTGGAGATTTCGAGAAATTTGATAAGAAACAGATATTGGATTTAATGATGGTTACTCTTTCACTAATGCGAACATTTTATGGAGGTAGTGATCCCATTGGAAATAAAATCAGAGAATCCTTATTTGAATCTCTAGTTCATTCTTTACATGCTGTACCAGATGGAGATCGCACGGCGTTATATGAGTGGCTACATGGAAATACGAGTGGTAATTTTTTAACTGCCATAATTAATTCTGTGTCAAATATAATGATTATTTTCTTTTGTGTAGTTTCTTTATACATGTTAGAAAACAATATGGATATTTTTGTGAACACTTTGAAGAAAGTGCCTTTAGATAAATTATGGTATGCCATTAGAATTATTGTTTATGGTGATGACAATGGGATTACCGTAAAGAGATCAATCGTACCTTTTGTTACCTTCCATACACTATCGTGGGCTATTGGTCGTTATTTCGGATTAATTTATACTGATGAAAATAAAGGTGATTCATCGTTGATCCCTGATTATCGGGATTTAGATGATTGTAGTTTTATATCTAGAGGATTTGTAAAAGATAGCCCTTTTGGTAGGCCGCGAATTTTGAGCCCATTGAAGATGCGCTCTATTTTGGAGCGTCCTCAATGGGATAAGAATGGTCGCGATATCACCATTACAGTTGCTAAGTGTGAAGAGAGTGCTAAAGATATGGCGCAACATGGTAGGTTATTATTTGAGCCTTATGTTGCAAAATTGAGTGAAGCTTTGTACCGCCGAACAGGTAGATACATGAAGTTTACTTCATATGAAGCTGCACTCCGAGCCGTCATGAGTCAGAAGACTCCTGAATATTACAGGATGTGGGATGACGAAGATGACGAAGAATTTAAAATGAATGGTCAAACATTCCTGGTTTCTATTTTACCTCGTAATGAGGGTTTGGCAGAACCAGAAGCGGTCGATATGACCCCAATCATCAAGCCTAGCTCGGTTGATGAGGGTTCAGAAGAGAGTTCTGAGAATTTGGCTAACAAAGCAAATATACTAAGGGCACAAGAGAGTGCGCCAAAGGATTGCTCCCCCCTTGAAGTGGGAGACGCTCTGAGCAATAGTGAGAGGAAATCTATTGCACAATGTGATAATGCCGAACAGCGTATTGAAGGAGGCCGAGCAGATAATGAAGAATTATTGAATTCGGTTGCTTGTGATAATCAAAGAACGACATGTTTTACAGAAGGATTAAATAAACGTTCCACTTGTATTACGGGTAGTGCGTTACATAATACCTCAGAAATCAATGCCGAGGGAATAGAAGCATTTCTTGCGAAACCGCATCTGTTATCGACCTTTGATTATACAACTACTAGTACGACACGGTTGTATACAGCAACGCCTCATGCTTTGTTGACTAGCGTTACTGCTTGGAATAATAAAATTATAGGCTGGAATCTGATTAGGGGTACTTTTTGTCTTCGGGTGGAGATGAATGCTATGCCCTTTATGACAGGTATGACTATAATCCATGCATTGCCTAATGTGACTGATATTTTAGCATCAACTAATAATCGACACTTGGATATGTATAATAAATTGCCAGTATCGTGGTACCAACAGCCTTTTATTGAATTAGATGTCAATGATACGGTTGCAGAATTTAAGATGCCTTATATTTCTCCTACAGGTTTTTATGATATGAAACAAGGTATTTATACATGGGGTCAAATTTATATAGACCCTCTGGTTGCACTTGGAACTGGTTCAGCGACACAGACCAAAGCGACCATAAGTGTTTATGGTTACTGGGAAGATATAGAGTTGAGCGCACCTACTTTGCCACAATCTGGCAAAGGAGATCGTGAAACGAAAGAGCGAGGTCCAATTGGATCAGCATTGTCATCTGTTGGTAAAGCTGCGAGTGCATTGGGTGAAATTCCGGTGCTTTCTAAAGTTATGGACTCGGCGGCGTGGGTAGCAAATGGCTTGGCAGCATCC